AGTGGTGAAATATACAGAATCTTATATTTATTATCGAGATAGTGATGATGGTGAGAATAGTATATGGAAATTAGTAGAGGAAAATAAGTTTGATGATTATGTTAATGGCATGTTTGATAAGGATTATAAACCTCAAAATATAAGCAAAGAAAATGGGGCAAACTATTATATGTTATATGATAAGATGGAATTTGATACCTCTAATAACATTGATGTTTATGAGTTTCAGATTGGCCCACATAAAAATAAAGTTCCATATTTAAAATCAACTTTTGAAGCGAAGGTTGATATTACGCATGTAGATTTTGAAGATACACCATTAATTCGCTATGATTATTATAATGGGGTTACTTTTCAACCTAAGGTAAATGATGATGTAAATATTGAACGTGGGGTTACACAGGCGTTTGAAAAACACATCAAATTTAGTGAAATAAAAACATTGGAAGATATGGAAAACTATGCTAACGGTGGCTTTTTTGTTATCTCCAAAGAAGATTTAGATTTACGATAAATACTCAAATAAAAATATAGCATGAATAATACTTATGGGTCAGTAAGACCATCAATTGTTGATATAAAAAATGATGTCGAGATCTTTTATCATTATAGGCCAACACGCAATAGTGAAAGTGAGACATTTTCTAAGTTTAAAAAGGTTTCTGATGTGTCGTCAATGCTTTCAGTTGCCAATTTTGAAGATGAGCAGGAGGAAACATCTGATTTCAGATTACCAGGCATGTATAATTTAGCATTACCTGTTTCAATTTTTTCAAATGTTGGCTTTTATACCATTTATATTCGACCAAAAGAAATTAAAGCAAAGATATTAGATATTGGTGTGTTAGCTGCATATAATGATATTAATGGCATTATTATTGATATGAATGAGCAAACTGACCAATCTAATCTTTTTCAAACAGATAACCTTAATGGCTATCGAATTGATTATTTTGAAGATGATGGTGATGGTTTAAAAAGACAAGATTATTATCGTATTATTACAGGTTGCAATAGATGTGAGCCTATTACTCAAAACTTATCATCATCTAATAGTAACTCTAATGGCTATAGATTTAATTCAAGTGGTTCGTTGTGTTTCTTAACAGTAACACCAAATTCAAGCCCGAGTTATAAGGCAGGTGAGAATCCATTTATTGGTTCACCAAATCAATTGATTAGAATTTCTAATACAAAATTTGACCCATTAATGGTGGAAGTAGAAATATGCCGACATGATATTGAAACTCTTAATACGGCAATTGATGGTAATCAGATTCGTTCTCTTGATAATGGTCTGCTTACAACATACAATGAAAATGGAGAAATTTATTCACAGAAAGAGTTCTTCTCTCTTAAGGATAATTACACTCAGAATGATAGATATGAGGTTAAGAAAGATAGAACTGGTAATATTGAGTTTTCTCCTAATTATGATGAAGTAATGGGTGATTAAAAATGGGAAAAAGATATACAAAATTTAATAGTAATTATCTAATGCGTTCCAATCATCAAGACACTAAGCTTGGGCAGATAATGGAACGAGATTGGGTAACAACTACGGGTATGAACGTCCTGCGTTTCGGTAGTGGTCGTAGAATTTGGTATAATAGTGGTAGTTTTGTATTTACTACCTCTAATATACCAACATACCATAAGAAGCATAAACTTACGACAGAAACAAAGGAATGGGCTTGGGACGATGTATTAAATGCTGATGGAACAGTAAATAATATTGCACCAAGTTTTAACACAAATGATTTAAGAGATTATGCATATTATGGTTCATGTGTTGAGTTAATACGTGCAACAATAGAAGAAATTGTTTCCGACTTCCCTGGCTGTTTAACAAGTACTAATGAACGGCCATTATCAAATTCCACACGAAATGTTGTAGACATTGATACAATGCCAAACTATGTACCATCTGATTTAGATGTTAGTTATGAACTTAAAAGTGGTGATGCATACATTTATGTAAATGGAGCATGGAAAGGTCCATTACCTAAAATCATTAATGAAGAACGTGGTGAAATTGATTATAAAGTCGGTGATATTTGCTATGATATATCTGATGGTCAAGTAAAAATTTTAACTAAAGAAAAAAATTCTGACATTAAATATTTTGAATCATATGGAATGCCAACAGGCCTATTCAACCAAATATATTATTACGACGGAAAATATTACAAATATGTTTACAAAACTAAACAATTTGAAGAATATAAAATTGAAGTTAATAATGATATAATAGACGGCTTTATATTAAAAAATCAATTTAACATTGACTTACACCATAAACGAGTTACGCTTGGAAAAAATGATAATCCAATGAGATTTATGGGGCAAAGTTATGGTAACTATTGTGTCATTGAAAATGGAAAAGATGATAATAAAATGATAGTTATTTCAAACTTTGAAACCAATGATGAAAATGATAATAAAGTTGTCTATAATATAGGTGATGAAGTTGATCATCAAACATACCTTAACTTTACCCCTGATGAAAAGGAGAATCTAAGAAAGAAAATATCGATTGCTGTTTATGAGATAAATGATGGGTTTGATGATATAAATTGCCCATCCAATAATGAGGGTAAAGTAGTAAAAACAATTAAAATTGAAACTTTTGGCCATAAAAAATACGAGATAAAGGCTTATTCAATACTTGGGAGAATTGTTTATACTTATATGCCGTCTAAAAAAGGTGACACAATAAGTTTACAGCCAACTACTGATCATATAAATGAGTATTTTTCTTCATTGGTTGGGTTTAAGAAACAATTATTACGACAAGACACTAAACCATTTTATTCAAATAGATTCATTACGCCAATAGAACATAATTTCAAATGGTACTATCCTGAGAAAGTATATACTTGGCCGTCTGATGGATATTGTATTGATGTTGATTCAATGGCTTTCTCTAATTTTGTAGAAAACCTATATGATATGGGTCAAAATTTCGACGAACTATGGTCTGACAATCTATATCGGTCAATGACACATGAGGCAATTAAAAACTTTGACTGGACATATAGTCGTGAATATTATGATGGTGATGCCCAAGATAACATTGACGGTGGTGAACGAATGCAAAAGATTATTAGAGTTCTTGGTCGTGCATTTGATGATGTTAAATTATACATTGATACAATTAAACTGATTAACAACACCACTTATGATAAAATAAAAAATGTTCCTGAAGGCCTATTATCGGATAATAATAACATTAAAGGTATTGATGTTGTAAGTACTATTAGTAGTGATTATGATATTAATACAACTATTACAACCGAGCAGGTTAAAAATATAACAAAATCTAATTGGTGGGTTCAAGATGAAAAAACTGATAAAACAATAAAGAACTCACAATTACCAAGATGGTATGTAAGGTATCGTGCAGAAGATGTATATCCTGATGTCTGTGATAATGAATTTATGAGGCGACTGTCATTGAGTGCAAAAAGAATTATGAAGACTAAAGGTACTCAACAAGCTATTGAAATGATATTAGGGCTTTTCGGTCTTGGCAAATATGATGAAAAGAATAATCCAAATGGGGAATATATTCTTGAAGAAGAGGCATATTATACCGAAAAAATGATACGTTATGATGAGTGTGTTGATGGTACATTAGATGGTGAAGAATCTTATGTTGGTGATAATTGGGCAGAAAATAAGATAACTGATTTTAACATTGATTGGAAAAAGGTAGATTCACATAAAAAAGGTGCGTTAGCATCAGAGATAAATAAGAATAAACGTATTGATTTACTTTACGAAAATGACCCGTTATCAGGCATTCCAATGCGAACTGAACTTCTTGGACGACAAAATGTTTCATACTTAGTTCCATATTATGATAACACACAGTTATATGATGGAGATTTAATCTTCCAAGGAAAAGGTGGATGGGGTAAAATGGTAAAAACAAGTGATGAAGAACAATATGATGATAAATTTGACTATCAAGAGACTTTATCTTATTTGCATGTTGTTGGAAATATTGGTGATATGCTTGCAACAAACCCAAATGCATTGGATACAAATGCTATTTATTATGTCGTTAACCTTAACGATTATACAAAATATGATGAGAACCCACCTATGGATATTAACGGCGGTATAACAATGTCACACTTCTTTATTTTGGTTAATCATTATGAATCTCATAAGTTCTATGCGTGGAAAAACATTGTAGTAAAACCTCAATTAGATACTAATGGTAATCTACAAATGGTTAACAAAACTGATTTTGAAAACATCTTTGGTAGTACTGTAGGGTCACGCGATTGGTTTTATTCTAAAAATGAATTACCTGATTCTGATAAGAATGACGTTGATAAAATCATGGGATGCTATGTGTATGCTTTCAAGAAGATGCAATATCTTGATAACATTTTCTCAACTAATGTTGCTAATAATCCACACGTAGGTTATGGTAAATATGACGATGGCCAAACATTCATCGAGTATATGAAACTACCATTTAAACACCTTATTGATGAACAACTTATTGAAAATAGTTCTTTAAGTGCTGTTGCACAAAAATATCAATTTGATGATATTGGTAACAATGTTGAAAGCGATAAAATTCAAATAATGAATAGCCGTAAATCAAATAATAAGGATGGTAAGACTGATTTTGTGCGTTACAATAAAACACCCAATGGTTTGACGGCAAAATATACATACAATGAAGATAAATGCAACACACAGAAACGTTGGTATATTAACACAAAGGTTCTTACAATATCATATGTGAAAAAGAAAACTGATGGTAAAACATTAGATAATAATAGATTATTTAGTAATTACTTTAAATCAATTATTATGCCCTATCTGATGCAGGTTATACCCTCTACCACAATATTAAAATTAAAAGACTTTGTAATATAATGGCACGCTCTATAAAGGTTACAGAAGGTAATAAACAAGTTTTTGATATTAAGTTTGATGCACAAGGCACAGGTGATAACCCAATAAAACTATTAGTTACTGTCGATGGTGCAACTGATAACGCATCATTCAAGGTATATTCGGCAAATGGAGATTGGTTTTCTTATGAAGTTGAACGTACATATAATAATGTCATGGAAAAAGACGTTGTTCAAGTTGTTTTAAAAGTTCGTAGAAACCTATCAACAGATGTGCGTTTAGGAACATTAGTTGTGGAACATAATTGTGCTGATATTAAACAATACATCACATTAGAACAAGCAGGTATAATTTATTCGTTAGAGGAAACAACAACAAATAAAAATTGGGTTTTTCAAATGACCCCTAAATCACCTGAAGAGAAAGTCTTGTCATTCAAAGCGATAAATGGAACTGAAACTTGGTATTTAAAAGAAATACAACAATATCAAACACTTTCAGATGATAAGTTTGATGATTTAAATGAGGAATATCTTGGAGATGTTGCACAATTTGCAAAGATGTCGCAAGTTAGAGTACCATATGATGGGGCGTTTAAATGTAGAGTTGAAGATGGAAAATTCTATATTAAAAGCTTTGGCAAGGTAGATCTTTTACCAAAAGATAAAACACCTAATATGCGTTACTTTTTTATATTTTCACATTCTGATGTAAATAATAAGAACAAAGGTATGCTTGATGATGGCGGAAACACTTATGAAATTAAGAAATTATTTGTGTTTGATAAACATGATTCAACAAATACATATTAATAAAAAAAAGTGGGTTAATAGCCCACTTTTTGTTTTTTTTTTATCTTAATAAAAATACATCTTTAGCATCTTGTTGTTCTGTAAAAATCGTTTTCCAAGGGAATGACGTATAAGAACGTGAATAATATCTTTCAAGTCTGTCACTACATTTTTTACATAGGGAGTCGTTTTTCTTCCAAGGTATTCGTATTAGCATACTGCAACAATGACAAAAGTCAGTGTCTCCATAAGAATTATTTCCATTTTTACAGAAAATTTCAGGCTTCGGGTATTCATGTTCTTTCTCACCAAAGATATAAAGATATTTTCCATGTCTATGCTTCAAATTAAAAGGTAACATGAAATCGTCTAAATCTGTATTCAAAGATAAACGACTAAGGATGTTATGTGCACCAAAATCTCCATTTTCTGTCAGATCTATTTTACTTGATACCATGGATTATTTGAAAATACTACGAACTTTGTCGAAGAAACTACGTTTATTTTTATTCTTGTTGGAACGAACATAAGAATCAACATTAACATCTTCACTATCAGCCAATAGAAGTGAGTAATCTTTATCTTTATCAGACACTTCATATGATTTAATAATTGATAGTAATTCTTTTGATGTGTTGGGGATATAATTGTTGATCACAGGAGAATAACCTTTTTTATTTTTATATTGCTCAATCATCTTATCAAGCGTTAGGTCACAATATTCATCTACCCAATCTCCAAGGAAATAAAAACGGTCAGCCACATTTCGTTGGTTTTTAAAAGCACCAAATAGAATAGGGTCTTTGTCTCGTTTTTCTTTTTGAACTTTACGTTCCTCAGCACCCGTATAGTCAGTGAACACAACATAAAATTCATCGAACAAATCTTTTGTTTTCTCAACAGTTTCTACTAAATCATCAGGAACTTCTCGCATATAACGAGATAATTCTATGATTTTTACAGATTTATCTGCGACATTCTCAATGTAATCTTCAATTTTGTCTTTGTAAACAAATGTGTCAATACCCATTTCAATTAGTTTTTCTTCTTTAATTAGAACATCAACAAGAAAAGACAACTTTTTAAGGGATTCCTTTTGACCTAATTTTTGATACTTCTCAGCCAATTTTATAAAGATACCATAACTTTCCTTTAAAGCATCCGTAGTAATCTTGTTTTTAGCATTCTTTAGAAAGTCAAAGTATTGACTTGGAGTGATGTTTTTCTTCTTTTCCATGTTTAACTGATTAATAATTTAACAATTTCTCTTCATCGTTGGCAACATCATCATATGATGTAACTTCAATTTTATAAGTTCTATAATTGTTTGTGATCTCTTCATGATGATGTTTCATTGTTTCCATGTCCCAAAGTTCATATCCATGCCCTGTAATGTTTTCACCCATATCTTGTTGAAATAAACTTCCACTATAAACGATAGGTACACCATTCTTTTTAAGGGTTTGATTCTTATGGATATGCCCTGCCATTACACAGTCAAGGCCAATAAAATCCTTTGTGTCAATACCACTTTCAGTCATACGACCCATATCAGTAGTTGCTCCAACAACATCTCCGTGGTAAAGTCCAACAAACTTATGGTTGGGGTATTGTTCTTTCAAACCATCAAAATTTGGCTTTTTAAACATATCAAACATTGAGTAAATACACCAAACAACGCCATCGTCTACGATATAACCACTTTTGTAATTAAGTTCTTTATCGGCATATACAACATTAGGATATACACCCTTAATGACAAATGTTGGGGTAAGTGCATCTTGTTTATCCAAGTTGTTTTCCAACATATCGTGATTACCTGCAATGATGATTGTCTTACACATCGCATTAAAGTAATTTAGCATTTCATGAAAGATGATTTCAGCTTCTTTACTGCTCTTTACTTTTTGGTGATAAATATCACCTGATATGACAATGCGAACTTCATCTTTGTTATATTTTTTAACTTCTTTGTAAATTTCAGCAATTGCTAATTTCATACTTTTTTTTTGCTTCTCAAAAAAATCGTTGCGAATATGAATATCTGCCAAATGAATTATTTTTTTAATCATATAATTTATTATTTAGATTAGAATTACATATATAATATACTATAATAATATCTTATATCCAAATTAAAATATAATAATAATTTATTGAAAAAATATAATTTATATATTATTATTAAAGTAATAAATAATTTTAATAAATGGATGGGGTACGAATAATTCTTGGAATGGATATCAGCACAACTTGCTGTGGTGTATCAATTTTGAAATACAATACACATACAGGGGAAAAAGAAATCATGTATATTGGTAGTGTAAAGTTCAAAACACAAAAAGGTCTTACTACAGAAGATTCTTTATTTGTTAAGAGCCGTCAATTTACAGAAGATTTCATAAACAAATATAAGGATATTGGGATTACAGATATAGTTATCGAAGCACCATTGCCTAATTCGAATAACCTTATGACTGTTCATACGTTGGCAAGATTCAATGGAATGCTCAGTCAATCTATTTTTGATGCAATTTCTGTTGCCCCACAATATATCAGTTCATATGATGCAAGAAAATATGCTTTTCCAACATTGATGTCTGTTAGACGTTATGATAAGAAGGACGAGCCATATTCAATCGATAAGGTTCGTAAAGCCATCAAGAAAAATGAACTTACACCTTTCGGTGGGTACACATATAGCACAGATAAAAAGTATGTTTTGTGGGAGTTAATAAATAAATCCTATGATGGTATTGTTTGGCAATATAATAAAAAGGGTGAGTTAAAAAAAGAAAATTTTGATGCATCTGACTCGTTAGTTGCAATTTTAGGATGGATTAACTATATTAAATATCATGATGATGAACCCAAAGTTGTTGATATGACTGAAAAGAACATATCAGATAACGATGGTAATACATTCACAAAGATTACATACTCGGTTCGTTTTTGTGACGAAACAAATACAAAAACAGCTGTGTTTTAATTAAAAGTAAGTTTTTTCTATTGTGTTATTTTCAATGTTTTTTAGGTTTTGCCGTGTATTGTTGTGTTTAACTTCAGTATACGGTTTTTGTTTTTGGTGCTTTTTATAGTATAATGATATTGTTATTTTAATTCTTCATATATGTTTGATATAGAAATTGAAAATATTGCTCGAATTACTGAGAGAGTTTTAGGTAAACCACGTCATGAGACAAACATTGATGGGTGGACGGAATACGACTGTCCATATTGTTGTGACATGGAAAATATTGATCACGATGGGAAATACAATTGTTGTATTAATTATCGAGAAGGTTATTTCCATTGTTGGAAGTGTGGGACGGCAGGAAAAATATCAAAAGTCCTAAAAGACTATGGTGGTCAAAGTGTCGTACGTGAGTATTATGATGAAATTAAAAGCATCAGAAATTCGCAAGAGTTTCAGTTCACACAAAATAATGCGCTTGTTAAAAATGAATTGGTTGAAGTTGAAAATTCAATTAAACTGCCTGATAATTTTCGTCTTATTTCGAGTGCTGATAAGGAATCGTATGGTGCATACAAATATCTTAAAGAACGTGGATTAGACTATAACATAATTAATGAATTTGGTATTGGTTTTGTGCCTTGGTCAGATGATTTTAAGATGCGAAGTCGTATTGTAATACCAAGTTACGACCAATATAATAATCTTAATTATTATGTTACTCGTGATTATACAGGTAAACAGAAATTAAAGTACATCAATCCTAACATTGATAAGAAAACTATTATTTTCAATGAACAGAAAATAAATTGGGGTGAAAATATTACGTTATGTGAAGGAGTATTTGATAGTTTCGTAATACCTAACTCAATTCCACTTCTTGGTAAAGAATTAAATGAAAATTTTGCTGTATACCAAGCCTTATTTGATAAGGCGAGAGCTAATGTTAACATATTATTAGATGATGATGCTGTGGAAGATGCAAAGAATATGTATCTTTCTCTAAATACAGGGAGTTTGAAAGGAAGATTACGTTTTATCGAGTGCCCAAGTGGCTATGATGCTTCTCTATTTTATCAAAAATTTGGGAAAAAAGGTATGTACAAATTGATGAGAAGTGCAAGACAATTGAATGAATATGAATTATTGTAGCTATATATTTTGTTTTGCACGTTTTTTGCAGTATTATATAGATAAAACATAATAAATGGTTATTAATATAGAAATCTCTGATAGAGATTATAGAGATATTGAATTATACTGTAATGTAAATGGGTTAGATTTAAAAGAATATATTTCGAATTTAATTATGGAAACCCATTATTTCAACAAATATGGTGATTTAAACACTATGATGGAAAAAGTCGCAGAAGAAAGTACTGCTTCTCCAAAAAAGAAGGTCGTACGTACAAATAAGAGTAATGCAAAGGTTAAAGAAGAAAATGATGTAGAAGAGCAATTTGAAGTAAATAAAAAACAAATAACAGAGAAAGAAGTAAAACCTACGGAAAAGGTGGATAAAGTAACAGTTAAAAGAAAAAGAACTTTAAATACATTGTAAAATGATTGAAAATATTAAACCTACTGATAAAATTGTTGTGGATGTGTCAATGTATCAGATTGATATTAACCCATCTAAGTTGCAGTCACTACGTAGAGAAATTGCTGATAAATATGGGCTTCCATTGCGTAATGTGATTGTTAATCCAAAACCAATTATGGTCGATAGTGATGGAAATAAAGTATCTTTGACATCTGATATTATCACAAGTATCCAAGACCCTAAATTTCAACAGAATCTTTTTAAGGAATATATTGAGCTTAAAAAGATTGAGAATGTTGATATGGATATGATTTTAGATATTGATAACAAAGTTAACGCTTTTGTTGATTTTGATTCATATTCTAAATATAAGTCATATAAATTTACATATGTAAAATGGAAAAATTTCCTTTCATATGGTGAGGATAATTATATTGACTTTACAAAGCTAAGTGGATTGGTTTTGCTTTGTGGAAGACCACAAAATCAAAGTGGTAAGACAACTTTGGCGCGTAATCTTCTTCGTTTTGCTTTGTTTGGACGTTCAGAAAAGACTCCTAATCTTGCAGGTGTATTTAATAAATTCACACCTGAGGCGACAGAAATGTCTGTTGAGGTTGGTATTGAGATTGAAGGTGAGAATTATGTTATTCGACGTACTGTAACACGTCCTGCTCTTTCAAAAAGAACTGAGAAAAGTAAATGTAAGCAAACAGTAGACTATTTTAAAGTAGTTAATGATGAATTAGAGTTAATTGAAAATTGCGAGGCTGAATCAACGCAACAGACAAATAATGTTATTCGTGATTCTATTGGTTCACTTGAAGATTTTGACCTTATTGTTTCAGCGACGGCAAAAACACTTGGAGATTTATTCTCAATGGGGCAGACAGACCAAGGTAAATTGTTTTCACGTTGGCTTGGCCTTCTTTCATTGGAAGAGAAAGAGGGGGTTGCGAAGGAATTATATAAGAAGAATGTAGAACCTACTCTTCTTTCAAAGAAATATAATAAAGCAACTCTTGAAGGTGAGATTGCTGATATGCAAACGGTTATTAAGGACAATGAGGAAACGTCAGTAAAACTTGAAAAGAATGTAAACGATAGAAACAATGAACTCCTTAATCTTAACAACGATAAAATTCAGATTATGTCTGATCGTAAGGAGGTGAAGGAAACACTCATTAAAACTGATGTTGCAACGGTAGAAAACAACATTAATATTATTAATGACAAGTTGACAATTGAAAGAAATAAGTTTAAGCAACAAAAGGATGAGTGGGGAGAACTTAATGGTGCATCGTTTGATGTTGAAGAACTAAAGGCTCTTCAACAAGAAAGAAATGACATCGTAGATAAAAATGGTGGCATTAAACAAGAAATTAGTCTTATTAAGGATAATATTGCCCACATAACTGAGCTTATTGAACAGAAAGTTTGCCCAAACTGTGGCCATGAAGTCGATGTAAAAGAACAAAGTGGAATCATTGAATCTAAACAAGATAAAATTAACAAACTTGTAGAACAAGGTGTTGAAAATAAGAATAAGATTGATGAAATTGACAAAAAAATTGCAAAGTTAGAAGAAGACAGAGAAAAGGTTAATAGAATGAACCGACTTAAATTGAGTATGACGGCTTTGCACACACAAATCGAGAACTACAAGCTACAGCTTGATGCCTTGAATAAGACCAAAGAAGAAATTGAACAAAATAAAGAGAACATTATATTTAATAATGAAATAGACAATAAGATTCGTCTCGTTGATGAAAATATTAAGTCTATTACTGCGGCAAAAGAAACGTTTATTCGTCAGATTGAGACTTGTAAGGTTGAAAATGAACGTTATAAGAAAGATATTAAGGTTCGTGAAGACCTAATTGCTAAATTGACAGAAGAAGAGAAGGTTATCCGCAGTTGGGCAATTTATAAAGAGCTTATTGGTAAGAATGGTATCTTGAAAATTGTTCTGAAACGTGCACTACCAATTATCAATAATGAGGTTTCAACTCTTCTAAATGGTTTGGTTGATTTTGATGTTGTTCTTTCAATTTCTGATGACAATAAAATTTGTATTGACCTTGTTCACGATGGTGTGTCAATGAATGTTGGTCTTGCTGCATCAGGTTATGAAGAAACGATGGCAAGTCTTGCGCTTCGTAGTGCCTTGGCAACAGTTTCATCGTTTGCAAAACCAAACTTCCTTGTTCTTGATGAAATTTTCGGAGCAACAGGTAGTTCACACTATGATGATATTAGAGAATTGCTTAGAAGAATTATGAAAAATCATGATTTTGTTATAGATATTACACATAATGAAATGATTACAGATTGGCATAATCAAATCATCGAAGTGGTTAAGGAAAATAATATCTCAAAACTTACAGTAAAATGAGTAAAGTAAAAATTAATGATTATGAATCTGAAATAGAATATTACTTCAATTCACTTAAACATTATAAAAAACTCACTCGTGCTGAAGAGAAAGATTTAGGTGAACGGATACAGAAAGGTGATAATAATGCTTTAAACACATTAGTAGAACATAATTTGAGATTTGTTGTTAGAGTTGCAAAGGGATACCGTGAAAGTGGTATTCCATTTGCAGACTTAATTTCAGAAGGAAATCTTGGGCTTATTCATGCGGCAGAAAAATTTGATCCAACTAAGAATATTAAGTTTATTTCATACGCTGTATGGTGGGTACGATGCTACATTAATGAGTTTATAGAAAAGCAAACAACAAATGCTGTGATAAGTACTGATAACTATAAAGATTATCAATATAAAGATGAGTTAATTAATGAAAATTTTGAAGAAAATCTGAATAATCTTAATGATAGACATTCTACGATTGCTGACTTATTAATATGCTTAAAAGACCGTGAGAGAAAAATTATTCAAATGTCATTTGGTTTAAATGGAGAAAATGAAATGACTCTTGATGAAATTAGTAAGGTAACTGATTTATCAATGGAACGTGTAAGGCAAATTAAGGATACTGCAATAATGAAACTTAAATGCGAAGCACTATCACGAACAACAAATGATTTTAAAGAAATGAAAATGCTTTCTTGATAAGGAAAGCATTTTTTCTTATATTTATATTAAAATAATAGATAAACAATTATTATGGCAAAGAAAAGTAAGAAAACTAAGGCAGTTGAGGCTGTTAATGATGTAGAACTTGATGCATTGGTAAATGAAGCTAAAGAAAACATTGACATGTCAGAGGTTGATAAAGTAATTGAAGAAAATGAAAAAGACAATAATACAGTTCTTGAAGAAAACGTTGTTGAAGATGTTAAACCAATAGAAGAGACAGTAGAAACGCCTGACGTAGAAGATGAAAGTGTAGAAAGCGTTTCTGAACAGGTGAGTGAAGAACATTTAGAAGAAGATAAAGAACCTGAAAAAGAAGAAGAATTAACTTCGCTTGAAATCGACACAGAACTTGATGAATTGGTTGAATCAATTGATGATGTAATTGCAGAGTGTACAGGTTCTGTTGAGGAGGTTAATGAAACCCCTAAGGTTTCAGAAGAACCTTGGTATGTTGCACGTGCAAAACGTATGGGAGACTATTATAATTGGTAAATAACAAAAACAAAATGAACAGAACTGAGAAGGAGTATAATATAATTTCAGAATCGATAAAGGCAATGCGCCACATACAACGTAAGGGGGCTATTAACATTCTCAGAGAATCTGAAGAAAAGGATACTGAAAGCGATGGTGCTGTGCCTTACACAAACCAAGATGAAATGTTAAATAATAGCCTTCAGCCTTGTAGAACACAATTTGGTGCAAACTTTTCTAAACTGAAAAATCCAATGCTTTATTATCCCGAAGATGGTGATGTTACACTAAGTGGTGTTATTCCTTCACTTAATAATGCTAAATTCCAATTCAGACTTTTAGAGCCATCAGGAAATGGTTGTTTTATTTGGCTTGATAGCATACAATTGAGTGAAGAAACAATTAATAAAATCCAAAAAATATATGGTGTCTTCAAAAATTGGAAACAACAATTGGTAACAAGTGAAGATATTAAACCATTAAAATTAAAGAATGAAAATTAATGTATTATACATGATAAAAAGGTGCGGAAATTATTACTTTCCCCACCTTTTTTTATATGTTATTAATATTTATTTTAAAGTAAAATTATATGAAAAAATATATTAGAAAAAAATGGCTTAATGAAGATATTACAACATCTGAGGTGCGTAGTATTGTGAGTAATAAATTGGATGACTTGTTAAAGGAACGAGAGTTTGAGAAACGAGTTAAGGAGATTACTGCGAATGTAGTTGAAAAATTTATCTCTGAATTATTTCATAAAAGATTAATGTGGAAAAATAGTATAAAGAATGGCTAAAGAACAATTATTAAAATATGCAAATTCAAGTCAATCAAATAAAAATAAAATATTTGCCTTGCGTGATTGGTGTAATAGACAAGGTGGTATTTTTAGCTTACAAGAAGTTTTTGATTGCTTAAATGATTTTGCTCAAACCAACGGAGAAGATATATCAAATCTTATTGAAAAATTAGTAAATAAAAAAAAGGTTAATGGGCGGTCATCTGTTGTGTGGGGTGATACAGGGTTTCAAATGTATTTAACACGTGATGAAGATGGCGTATTACAAGTTAGAGGTAGTGATAGTCATTTTGTACCTAATGCAAAGGGGCAACATTCACCACATGACAATAAGGTATTACGAAAGGATGGTCAAGTTAACAAAAACTTGAATAAGACAAAAGAAAAA